GCTCCAAATGAGAACGCATCAGGGATGATGTCAGCGAGAGTTGTTACAGTGAAGGTCGCAGGAACCCCGCCGATCGTCAGAATGCCTGATACTGCGGTGTTGTAGCTGCTCGAGGAGGCGAGCCTGACCTCGACGATGTAGCCAAGCTGTACATTCGTCGTGGATGCGGTCCAGCCGCCGAAGCCGCTACCGTTGTTGACGCGGTATTGCAGAGCCCCACCCGTCACCGCAATGGGGATATCTACCCCGGCAGTCACGCCAGCGACCGTGATGGAACTTCCCGCTTGAACTGTGGCACTCACCGCTGCGCCAGTGATTGCAGTGAAGGAAAATGAATCAGGAACGGTATCCGCTATACCGAACTCATTTACAGTCACGGCATAGGAGTACAGAACGCCAGTGCTTTGAACCCAGTGCCACAGCGTGGTCGTGTCAGCATTAGGAGCTGTAACCTTCGTGTCAGCGGAAACAGTTAGTTTGGCCGTCTCAAAGACGATCTTGTCACTGTTGACTGGCGCATGGCCAGCAGCGTTCAGAGCATAGTAAACATATCGATCGTTGCCCGTGACAGGGCTTGCCACGATCACTGATTGGTAACCGTTCGGTGGCGCTAAAGTGACGGCCAAAGATGCAGTCTCTCCACCGTTTACCAAAACCAGTGTCTGGCTCGAATCTGGGTCGCTGAAGGTTCCAGTATCCACAAAGGCCGGCGCTGTGAAGGTAACGACGCCGCTCGAGTAACTCAGGCCAGTGAGAGCCCTGCCTCCCAGCGTGCCGCTGATAATCCCGGTAAAACCAGCCACCGAGGCTGTAACAGTTGCTCCTGCTTTCACAGGATTGCCGCTGTTGACGGACACAATACTTGTAGGCGTGAGTGTGTCAGCGTCGTAAGTGGCGCCAGTTCTGACCAGCGCGTTCGTGCCGATCGTCGCTGCGTCAGCAGAAACTGCTGCCCAATAGTCCTGCGGAACAGCGGTGGTCAGGCCAGGATTGCCGGCTGCCGATAGAGCGATTGTGATATCGGCGTTGACCAGCACCGAGGTATAAAACGCTGTTCTGACAATTTTGCCCCCGAAATTGCCCGAGAAGGCGTTGTCATAGAGAGCACCAAAGATCATTCGGGTCAGAGTGTTGGTGTCCGCCTTGATAACCGTGCCTTTGTTGCCAAGCGTATTGAGATAGAACGACACATTGCCGCTGGTATCTTTGGTCAACACCGCCGTGTAGATGGTGTCTGCTACCGCTGTTCCCAAGCTAGCCGTATAGGCAAGACTTCCGGCGCTGCCCCAGCCACGAATCTGGCCGGTTGCAGAAATTTCGATACCCCAACCACGCAGGAAGCTGCTGGCCCGGTTGACATGCACTGGATACTGAACGACTCCAGACACGACACTGCCGGTCTTAAATGTGACTGCGATCGAGAACTCGTTCGTGGCGACGAGCGCGGCGCTTAATGTGCCGATTGCATATTGATTTGTACCATTGAGTAACAAAGACATTTTATGGTCTCACCAAGTAACCGTTTGAATTAAACAACCCGTCGCGATTGACAACATATGCGTAAAGTGCGCCTGTCATCGCAGTGCTGGTGGCTGCGGTAAAGGTAATCTGCCCATTCAATCGGCTAGTCGTCTTACATACATAGGTTTTGGCGTGATCGCAGGCCGCCCAAGTGGATGCATTGCCGATTACCACGCGCTCTGGCGAGGTATTAACATAAAAGTGCGACACATCGACGATCGTTTCTTCGTCGGTGATGTTGTAGTACGGCGGGAGAACGCGGCGGAATTTGATGCCTGCGTTCGCAGTGACGTTTGTGGCTTGTAGCTCGCCGTCGAATGCGCTTTGGGGAATGACGCCCGTGGGCGACGCATAGTGTCCGCCAGGCATGCCGCTATTCACAATATTAGCTAGGCCGTTGACCTTGGTATAGCGTTTGCCGTCAGCGACGTTAAGAGTCCCGAGCTTTGCGTACATAATGTACTTCGCCCAGACAGTTGGTCCCGGCATGGTGGTATAGCAGCTACGGCTGTCGCCTACTCCGCCAACCTGCAACGCTCCATCAGACTCCAGAATAAGAGAAATGTTTGTCGGGCGACCTTGGGAAGAGGTCTCACCCGTTCCGTCGACCGCTCTAAACATTTTGACTTGCGGAGCTTGGAGAGCTGTCCAATACGTAGTGTTTACAGTGCCGGCGCCGTCAAGGGGTGGCTGTCCAACGTTGCTTGCAGCAGCGGTGGCAATGAAGTTGTTTTTAACGCCGGAGATCGGGTGCAAATAGCTTGCGCGCTGACCGGATGTGTACGTTGTTCCGGACGACCACAGAGGCTGATTGAATGTGACGGGATTAACTCGGCACCATGCCTCGATATAAATTTCATCCGTGTCAGACGCCAACTCATAGTGAATGCCGTTGAACTGGCTCTGAATTGTATGCGCACTCATATATTTTGAGCCGATCGGCGGTGTATCAGTGCTGGCTACGCGATACTCGGCGCCAATTACCGACGACCAATAGGTGAAGCCGCTCGCGCGCTGCCCTACAGTGTCTGCCGCGAAATCAGTAAAGAAGGCTTGTGTTGATGATTTCTTGCTGAAGTTTGTACCCGTCAGCGTGATTGCATTGCCGTTTGCGAATGTTCCGGATGCTGCTGACAGAGCGGGCGCTACGCCTTGCTGCCAAGTATCAGGAATGTACGCGCCATCAAGCGCTCCGCTGCCTGGGTTGCGAGGCAAACTTAATGTGAATGAGCCAGTCATATTTGTCACCGCTTCAATAATTAATAGAAGCGTAGACTCACGACCGATCAGCTGAGCGTCATTCTCAGCCAGTCTCCAAACGCCTTGTCATCGCCAGGCGCATCTTGAATAGTGGGCACCCAGCGGCCGCGGCAATGGGGATGGGCGACCCCCGCGGGTATCCACCACATCTCCTCGGGCGATCGCTCAACCAGATTTCCGCCGACACGCTTGCGGGGTGACGCACTGCGGCCGATGTTCGTTTTTCCGACCCAGATTTGATTGTCCGGATCTTTCTCGGGAGCGTCTGCCGCGACGACTTCGACTACCTTTTGGTCGATCTTGCGGCAGAACGAGCAGGCGTTCGCATACTGCTCGACACGCTTGACCTTTGTGCCATGCGCCAAGCTAGCGATGTAACCCTGCAGGTGGCACTCGCCAGCTTCGGTGACAGCTATCCGGCGCCAGTCTCGATTGAGCGTGGCGAATTTGTCCTGAAGTTTCGTTTGAAGTGACGGGCCTCCAGGTGATGTCTCTTGATCTGATATGTGCTGCAAAACGGCATTGCGCAGACCGTGGCGAACCTCCTCCGTGATCGCGCGAACGTTCTCGGCCGCCCTTGCCTTGCCGTACTCGAGAACCTTCTGGTGCACGTCAGTGAGATCAAACTGGTGCTTTGCACCGGCGACCGTCACAGGAAGTGCTGCCAGTATCTTGTCAGCTTCTGCCGAGGTCGGCTCGGCTGCCATGTTGGCTTGCACCTTACCCATCATGCCGGCTCGAGCGGCCAGCCATTCAGCCTCGGTGCGTAGCTCGTCAGCAGGCAGGTAGCGCTGAACCACATAGTCGACCGACATCATGTTGTCGTCGATCGACCACTCAGACGGATGCACTGCCTCCAGATAAATCTTCACAAGCGCGAGCTCGTCGGGTGACCAACGCTCCATCATGCCTGGTGCAGACGGTCGTGGTGCGGCCTTGTAATGCTCACCTGACTGCCAAGCTAGGATCTGCGCGCGAACGTGATCAAGGCGATCGAGGCCTCTCTGCGTAAAAAGTTCGATCAATCGACGAATGAAAGGGGATTCGTGAGGGTTCCAAATTCCCTTGTCGTGGTCGTGTGTCGATTTGAATATGTACTCGAGCGTCTCATTACTGGCAGCTTCACTGAGAGGGTAGATATCGAGAAAAAGGGTCATATTGATCCGCCGCTGGTTAGAAAAATGCCCAGCCGGTTGCCCGGCTAGGACTCCCCCATGCGGCCACCCGAAGGCTGGAGGTTGCGCGTCTCTTTTATTCCCGCCGACACCGTTACCGGATGCCAGACCCTAGAAAGATCAGGGTGGATTATACCGGCAGCTTCGCCCCCGCCGGGCCTATCGGGTCTAAGGCTGATTAGGGCTGGTTTTCTTTGGTTGCGTTTGAGGTGAGACTTCCAGCTGCTCCGCGCGGGACTCGGACGGAATGCCGACATAGTGCTGTGTGCCATGCTGGTTTTCGATGATCATGCCGTCGTCCCCGTGATGCAAAACCTTGTACTGCTGGGGTGCGCGCGACTTATGTCCCGACACGTGCTCCCACTTGAGTTTGTGTTGCTCGCCTTCATGATCGACGGTGCAGCCGTGTTTGCCGACCGCTAGCACCTTGCCGACTTTAGGCTTCCCCTTGTGGTGGAAGAACACCTCATCGTCTGGATACGCATTCATGGCTCAACTCGGAAAATCGGAAGACCGAAGGATTTTTGCATGTCGTCGCCATTATCCTCCGCGGCAGGCTTCCCGCCCTTGTCGCCGAACGGAGGTGGCGTTTTCTCTTCACCTGGCTTGGTGCCGGTGCCGAAACCGGCGCCGCTGCCAGCAGCGGACGGATCGCCGTAGTCGGAATTGTTTTCTTGTTGGTGCCCTTGGTACGCATTCTGCAGAACAGGATTCAACGGAACGTCACCCCAAGCGAGAGCGTCTTGGCCGCGCGCTTTGCGAGCCTCATTCACAGTCGATAGCGCCTGCTCCTCTGCCCAAGACTGCTCTTGGTCAAGCTCGTCGAGGCCTGCCCAGCGGAACACGTATTTGTCGCCGAACTCAGCTACGATGTAGTCGCTCAGCAGATCCTCGTAGAAGGTCAGGAGTGGGCGAAGGCCCTTATCTTTCGAGTTGATCAGCTTCTCACTGGTATCGCTGCCAGACAGCGAACTCGTGCCAGCTGTGAAGCTCTCGAAGTTGATTTCATCCGGCGCCATCCCGTAGATCGCGCAGATGATGCTGGTCAGGAACGTCATCCACTTGGCGAACATGATTTCATTCACGTCCACGCCAAAATTCTCGAAACTAGCTTTCGACTCGTTGTTCTTCGAGATCATGACGGGCAGGGTCCAGGCATTGTTGATGCCCTTCACCATGGCGTTCCAATACCGCTTGAAGCTGGTCAGATCCTCTTGCGAATAATCGCCGGACAGGTGGAGCAAGCCTTTGGGAATCGAATTGCTGTCAAAATATTTCTGGTTGTACGTCATGGCGTTCAGAAAGCCAGTGACGGTATTGATCAGGAGCTCTGTCTCGGACATGCCGTAGGCTCCGACCATCACGTCAGAGCGTGGGTTGCGCGGCACATAGATCAGGTCATCGACGCTGTAAGCCGCGCGGATGTTGCCTTGGACGACCTGAAGCGCGAACACCTCGTCATCATTGCGGTAGCCTTCCTCTGTGCACAGGCGGATGCTGGCGCCGTCGACGGCGTAGAAACCATCCATGCCAAGGGAGCGATTGCGCTTGTATTCCGTCTCGATCGGCGCGCTGTCCAGCACCAGGCTGTCGCGCACCGACTTGGCCATAAAGCCAGAAAAATTGTCACGCTTTAAGCGCTGGCGCTGGCGCGGGTTGTTCTCCCAGCCGCAGTTCGTGAAAAATCCCTGCAACAGCTGGATTGTGCGCTGCTCCTCCTTCCCTAGCTTGGCGGCCTTGTCTTTGAGCTTGATAGCGAAGCCTGGGCCTTTTCCATCTTCCTGCGCTCGACAAAAACGGGTCATTTGCCGCTGGCGGGTCAGGATTACAGCCGACAAAACGGGCGTGGCGTCGACCATCGTGCGCATCATGTCAAAGCTGAACGCACCAGGCCGCTCGTAATAGTCGCCGAGCGTCTGCACGCGGCGGTCATCGAGCCAAACGGACTGCATGCCCTTTTTGGCAGCGTGCTTGTTCGGAAATGGAATGATGTTCTCTTTGGTCAGCGACTTTTCAAAGGATTGCTCCTCGTATCCTCGCGACACAAAGTTGGCGATTTCCTGCGACCAATCGGGCACAGACGTAGGCATGGCGGCTTGCTGTGCAATTCGCATGGCGTCTTGCTTCTCATCAAGAGGAGCGGCAGGATTGTGAGCTGTTTCGAGGGCATTGTCGGTCATGTGAAGAGTATCTTATCACGACAGGCCGGGTCAGTTCTGATCGGCCCATGTGCCAAATAGTTGCAACTGATCAGCGAAGGCAGCTATACTGGCTGCACTCACCGAGAGTGCATCGGAAAGAGCGCGGCACAGCAAATAACTACCTACCCCGACAACAGATTCCGAACAGCCGAAAAGGGTTGTCAACAGGGGAGTGATCGCTCTTTTTCCGGTGTTGTTTCAATGAGTGGCAGCATCACCATCCCGCACCTGACGGTAATCAGGAAGAACGCTCCGACTGTAATGGTCGGGGCGTTTTGTATTTTATATGTGCAGACAGTTGCATTG